CCTGCTCCTGCCGGCGGAGTGACAAGTCTCAACAGCCAGACAGGTGATGTTGTAACGACCGGACTTGGTGATATCGGTAGTGTTGCGGTGCTGATGATTGCAACCAATACCAATGTGGCGGTTGGTTCGACTGTTGCGGGTAGCGATCTGCGATACGGTTGGAACTCCAATTTTGGCGCAATGGCCTACGGAGGTCTTACCGATTTTGCGGCCAATCGTGGGAATAGTTCGGCAACATATAACGGTGGCGGAACTTCTCTTACGGGAACTTGGCGAAAGGTAAGCTCTGGGAATACATATTTCTCATCTGGTGGGTCTTATGTTGGAATCGGTATAGTTTATTGCGGTTGCGTTCCTATTTTGGTTTCCCAAATATCTTCGTCCCCTTACGTTTGGGCCGCAGCCCTCTACGTCCGCGTTTCTTGAGGTGCATCATGTTCAATGTTCAATATGCAACTGATCTGGTCTGGACAGATGCGGATCAAACCAACTTCAAATGCAACGTCAAGCTGGCCGAGTTTGATGAAGTCATGCCGTGCGGTGTAAACGCAACGGATCGGTACGCGCACATCAAAGAACTTTGGACCAAGGGACTCGCGGGCGAGTACGGCCCCATCGCGCCCTATGTCGCGCCGCCTGAGCCGGAGCCCGTTGCACCTGTACAGGGACAGCCTACACAGACGGGTGCGGAGCAGTTCTGATGAACTTGCTGCTCCCCAAGCACAGCGTGACGTATGACGGCGCGGTGGTCAACGTCTACCACGCCAACAAGGGTGAGGGCTTGCCGCGACACGAACATCGGTACTCACACCTGACCATGTGCCATTCCGGGCGCTGTGTTGTGCGGAAGGAGAAGGGCGAGCGCATCATCGACAAGAACTCCACGCCGCTGAACTTGGTCGCCGGGGAGTGGCATGAGATCGAAGCACTGGAGGACGGTACGGTGTTCGTCAACGTCTTTGCAGAAGGCAAGCAGTGAGCTAAGGAGCCATCATGGAGCCGATTGACCTGAACACCCTGAAGGCCCAGGCCGCAGTTGAACTCAAGCGGCTGGAGGCTCAGGCCACCGCCAAGGAAGTCGCTGCCAAGGCCATCGGCAAGACGGCCATCATCTGGATCTTCCTGCTGGTGCTGGTGGGCGTTGTGTCGTCGGCTTTCCTGAACACCGAAGCGCTTCCTGCTGTCATCGGTCTGGTGGCAACCGCCACGATGGCCCTGATCCAGATGGTCAACGGCATCGTCAACGAGACCAAGAAGGAAGAGAAGCCTGAGATCACGATCATCAAGGAGTTGATCGGGCGCCTGGACAAGCCTGAGCGTCAAGAAGCGTCCATGAAGGTCAGCGTCGAAGGCGACAAGGTCACCGTCCAGCGTGGTGATGATGTCATCTCCACCAAGGGATAAACATGCTCTCTCTGCTTTCTACCCTTGGCGGGCTGCTGATCAGCGGCCTGCCCAAGCTATTGGAGTTCTTCCAGAACAAGTCCGACCAGAAGCATGAGATCGCCCTGGCACGGCTTCAGACCGAGCGTGAACTCCAACTTGCGGCCCAGGGATACGCCTCCCAGGCCAGGATGGAGGAGATCCGCGTCGAACAGGTTGCGATGCAGACCGAGGCGCAGATGACCGAGGCTGCGCTCAGGCACGATGAGAAAGTCTTGGAGAAGGCCAGCCGCTGGGTGGCAAACTATGTCGGCACGGTGCGCCCGACGGTGACCTATATTTTCATCATCGAGTTGGTGCTGATCAACGCTGCGCTGACGCTGTACGTCTGGAAGCATCCGGGTCTGATTCAGTCGGTGGACGACCTGATTCGCGTTACCGCGATCATCTTCAGTGAAGACGAGATGGCCATGCTGGGCGGGATCATTGGGTTCTGGTTTGGCAGCAGGCAGTGGAGCAAGAAGTGAAGCTCAGCCCCGAGGGCGCTGCGCTGATGCACAGGTACGAGGGCTACAGAACCCGGCCCTACTTGTGCCCTGCTCACATTTGGACCGTCGGGTACGGGCACGTTCTGTATCAGGACCAGATTCAACTGCCCATGGTTCGCAAAGAGGGCTACACTGGGTTCATCCGCATGAATTACCCGCTACGTCCGGAGCACAACCGTGTCTGGTCCAAGGAAGAGATCGAGAGACTATTCGCGGTGGACGTCGCTGCTTTTGAACGAGGTGTTCTTCGTCTGGTTCCCGGCTGTGCTGGTCATCAAGGGCGCTTCGACGCTCTGGTCTCTTTTGCATACAACGCTGGCCTAGGGAATCTCCAGCGCAGCCAGATCCGCATGAAGGCCAACCGCGATGACATCGAGGGGGCCGCAGATGCGTTCATGCAGTGGACCAAGGCTGGCGGCAAAGAACTCCCGGGTCTTGTCAAGCGGCGCAGAGATGAGCGTGCGCTGTTCCTGAGGTAACCGTATGCCTCTGAAAACACTCCAACTTCGCCCCGGGATTTTCCGGGAGAACACACGCTACGCCGCTGAAAACGGTTGGTACGAGTGCGACAAGATCCGCTTCCGTTCCGGCCAGCCTGAGAAGATTGGCGGCTGGAAGCAGGTCAACAGCAATGCCGGGGGTTTCCTCGGCATCTGCCGCGCCTTGTGGCCCTGGAGTGTCTACCTCGGCATCGGCACGAACCTCAAGTACTACGTGTACTACGGGGTGTACAACGACATCACGCCGATTGATGTCTACACGCTGAGCAATCCGTTCACAGCAACGCTCAGTTCTGCAGTCATCACCGTTGCACATACAGCGCATGGCCGTCTTGTCGGCGACTACATTCAGTTCGACAACGTCACTGGTCTCGGTGGCAACATGACTCAGGCTGTGTTGGAGCTTGAGTATCAGGTGGCTACTGTCATAGACGCCAACAGCTACACGTTCAACGCGCGGGATCCCAGCACGGGGCTACCTGTGCTAGCCACTGCCGCAGACGTGTCTGGGTCTCCTGGCGGAGGCACGACGGTCCAGGCGCAGTACCAGCCCAACATCGGCACGGCCATTCAGTACCCCCCGCCCAGCGACACAGAGGGCTGGGGCTTTGGTTTGTGGGGTAGCGGCGGCTGGGGTGGCGACCCTGACCCGTTCGTGCCGGAGCAGATCGGCCTGTGGAACCATGCCAACTTCGGTGCAGATCTGATCTATGGCCCCAAGGGCGGCGGGATCTACTACTGGAACTCTTCTTCAGCAACCTCGTTGACAACACGAGGTGTAAACATCTCGACGTTGACCGGTGCCAGCGACACGCCTTCTGCAGCACTGTTCCGCCTCGTTTCGGATGCTTCTCGCTTCGTCCTGGCCTTTGGCACGACGGACTACGGTTCATCCACGCTCAACCCCATGCTGATCCGGTGGTCGGATCAAGAGTCAGCGGCCAACTGGACTCCTTCTGCGACCAATCAAGCTGGAAGCCTGACGCTGTCCCGGGGCTCTGAGATTCAAGCTGTAGCGCAGGCCCGACAGGAGATCCTTGTTTGGACGGACACCGCTCTGTATTCGTTGCAGTACCTTGGTCCGCCTATTGTGTGGGGCTCACAGATCCTGGCTGACAACATCACCATCGTCTCTGACCGCGCCTGGGCTGTGGCGGCGGGCGTTGTGTACTGGATGGGTGACGAGAAGTTCTATGTCTTCGACGGACGGACGTCTACGCTCAACTGCGACATCCGGAAATTCATCTTCGATGATCTGAACACCAACCAGAACTTGCAGATCTTTGCCTCCACCGTCGAGCAGTTCAGCGAAGTGTGGTGGTTCTACTGCTCCGCGAACTCCACCGTCATAGATCGTTATGTCGTTTACAACTACGCCGACAAGGTGTGGTACTACGGCAGTATGGGTCGGACGGCATGGAACGATGCCAGCGTGTTTTCCAACATCCCGGTTGCGGCGGATTACAACAGCCAGCTTCTGTACCACGAGAGCGGTTGCGATGACGGGTCTACCGGCACGTTCCAGCCGATTGAAGCCTATATCATCTCGTCGGAGTTCGACATTGATGACGGCCACAACTTCGGGTTTGTCACGCGGATGTTGCCTGATGTGACTTTCGCAGGATCTACCGCTGAGGTTGAAAACCAGTCGCTGACCATGTCTTTGCTGCCTCTGCAAAACTCTGGTTCAGGGTACACACGCGGCGTGACCAATGTTTCTGAGAGCGCCAACATGTCCGTGGCGCTTGAGAGTGAACGTACCGTGCAGCGCGACCCCACGGTAAGCGTGGAACGGTTTTCGGGTACGGTCACGCCTTACGACGGCAACCTCTACATCCGTGTGCGTGGACGTCAGATGGCGGTGCGCGCGAAGTCTACTGGGCTGGGTGTCCAGTGGCAGTTGGGCAAGTTCCGGATCGATCTTCGTCCTGATGGACGCAAGTCATGACAATCTGGGCCAACATCATCAAGCGGTTCAGGGCTCCGGCCCTGCCGGTCGCAACGCGCACCTACGATCCGCAGTACTTCGACAAGCTGCTGAGCATCCTGCGGATCTATTTCAACCAACTGGATAATCTTCTGGAGCGCATCGTGGACGGATCTGCAACAACTGTCCCGGTATCAATTGGCGGCACCAACGTCGATGCGTTTGGCCGTCTGCGGATCAGCGCACCCTACACGCTCTTCGACAGCCAGAACCGCTACGCCGCAGACAACCAGTTTGACACAAACGCCGGGGGCTCTACAAACTACCTGCCGAACGAAGCGACGGTACGGCTGGATGTGACCGGAACGCTTGGCGCGGAAACGGTGCGCCAGTCTTTCCGATCCTTCCCTTATCAACCGGGCAAGGGTCTTTTGGTGTTGGCCACGTTCGTGATGAACACAGCCAAGACGGGGCTTCGGCAGCGCGTAGGATATTTCAGCACGCAGAACGGAGTGTTCTTCCAGCAGAACGACAGCACGTTGTCGTTTGTCCTTCGCTCCTATGTCAGCGGCTCGATCAGCGATGCTCGCACAGTGACTCAGGCGAACTGGAACGGAGACAAGCTCGACGGCACCGGAGTGAGCGGATACACGCTCGACCCGACCAAAGCGCAGATCCTGTGGATGGATTTCGAGTGGCTGGGCGTGGGTTCCGTGCGGTGTGGGTTCATCATCAACGGTGAGTACATCGTCTGCCACACCTTCACTAACGCTAACGAGATTGCCAACGTTTACATGACGACGGCGATCTTGCCGGTGCGCTACGAGATCACAAACGTCGCAGGCACGGGCAGTAGCTCATCGTTGAAACAGATCTGCTCCACGGTTATCTCCGAAGGTGGATATCAGCAGGCATCGATTGAGCATGTGGCAAGGCGTACAACGGTGTTCAACAACATAGACACCGCTGCCACGTTCTACCCTATTGTGTCCATCCGTCTGAATTCTGGGCGTACCGGATCGGTTGTGATCCCGAACCGTCTTCAGTTCCTGCCGCTGACGAGCCAGAACTACGAGGTAGCGCTGCTCAAGAACCCCACGCTGACGGGCGCCACATGGGCAGCGACGGTCCCGTCAGACAGCAATGTCGATTACGACGTCGCAGCCACAGCTATATCGGCTGTCGGCACTATCGTCCAGACCGAATACGTGACCTCCACGGGCAGCGGCGGGACGCAAGGCACAAGCTCTCTTTCCGACTACAACTGGGACTTGCAGCTTGGCACCTCTCTCGCGGGAACAAGCGACATCTACACCGTTGCTGTCCGTACTGTAGACGGCGCAACCAAGGGCAGTGGCGTGGGATCGCTGTCGTTCTGGGACTTGACTCAGTGATGTTGGAGGGATGCCGTGAGAGTCGATAAAGATGGCGTAGTGCATTTTGATACCGGAGGTGGGGACTTTAGCGGCTATGGGGATGGCTCCGGTCAAGGCGGCGCGGGCATGGACCAAGGCGGTGCTGAAGCGGCGATGGATGCGGCGCTAAATGCGCCGTCCAACGTCCTTGGAAGCGAACTTGCTGGAGGATGGACGGACTCTAGTGGGCGAGGAGTTGTCTCTCAGGGGATGAACATCTCCCTGGGGCTGGACCCGACGCATGGTGCAATCGGCCCATATGCGGGGACCAACCCCAACGCTCCGAACCAGACCGCGATTGACGTAGCGTCTGCGCTCACCGGGTTGTCTGCAAAAGATCTAGTTGCGTTTTCTGGCCGAGACGAATTCGGAAACATCGACCCTTCTCAAATCAGCGTGTCTGGACTAGATCGTGGCACGCTGGACGCCATGTCTGCTGCAGGATACGGCGGACTGAACATAACCGACAACCAGACGGTTGATCAGGCCCTTGCTGCGTTCAATGTGTCGGACGCGATGGACTACGCGTTCCCTGGTCTTGCCAACGCAATGGTCCCGGGTTTCAGCACGCTGTCGTCTGTGTCCAAGGCCCTCGTGGGGCTGCATCAAGGCTATCTGACTCCGGGTCAAGCGCTTGCACAGATCGGTCTCGGCCTGCTCAGCGGGAAAACAAACATCCCAGAGGGCGCTCTGCAACAGGCATTCGGCGGACAGTATGGACCTCTTGCTGGTGGCATTGCACAATCGGGTCTTGCGGG